CTCGGCCACGGACTCGGCCACGGACTCGGCCACGGACTCGGCCACGGTTGGACCGCGTTTCGCCGCCCTTGCGCTGGACCTTGGGCAAGAGTTCGGCGTCGATCACATCTTCATGCTTCGCTGCGCCCAGAACTGGTATCGCATGTATCAGGGCGGAAATATGTGGAGCGCATACGACTGCTATCTCACGGCGTTCCGCGATGTGCTCGGTCTTGTTTTGCCTCAGCACGAGCGGTATCGAGCGTGGGAAGCATGTGCTATCGAAGGCGGCTTTCGCATCATGCACGAGGAGTTTTGCATCGTCAGCGATCGGCCCGAAGTGCTTAAGGTCGACGAGCAGAACCGCCCGCATTGCGAGAACGGCCCTTCGCATCGTTGGCGCGATGGGTTCGAGATTTATTTTTGGCACGGCATCGAAGTGCCGCGCGAGTGGATCGTCGAGAAGCGCATCACCGCGTCCGAAGCGCTGCACTGGCCGAACATGGAGCAGCGGCGCGCGGCATGCGAAATCATCGGATGGGCGAAGGTACTCGAGCAACTTGACGCAAAGGTGATCGATACCGATGACGATGCGGAGATCGGCCAGTTGCTCGAAGCGGAAATTCCTGATTCTGGACCGGAGCGCTTTCTAAAGGTTCGCTGTGGCACGGGGCGCGTTTTCGTGCTCTCCGTGCCTCGCGAATGCGAAACGGCTCTCGCAGCCAACGCATGGACGTTTGGCCTCGACGCCATGTCGTTTAAACCCGAGGTTCGTACCTAAAAGGAACTGCAATGCGCACTTTCAAGAATCAAGCTGCCCAAGGCGACCTGTTCATCCGTCGGATCGAGAAACTACCGGAAGGTCTCAAGCCGATGGCGACCGAGAACGGCAAGTTCATCGTCGCCCATAGCGAGACGGGACATCACCATGTCATCGAAGCGCGTCCAAACGTGATCGTCTTCGACACCGAAGATCCACTCGTCTCGTATCTGCAAGTGATCGAGGCAACGGACGCGATGGAAGCTGTCGTCGAGCATCTGCGCAGCTTCGATACGCACGAGTCGATTTCGATCGGGCCGGGCAACTACGAAATCCGCCGCCAGCGAGAGAACGCGCCCGAAGGTTGGAGAAGGGCCGCAGACTAAATCATCTTCGAAGCGACGGCCGCTTGTTCATTTTCTATACGCCGCTGCGGTGGGACGCCGCGATTTATGGAGGAATCATGCGTTCAACCGAACCGGGCGTCGTCGTGACGCTCTCGAAAGAAGGCCTGCGCCGCGCGCGCCGGGACAACGCCCTCCTCCGCATCGCTAAGGCCCGCGAAACGATCGGCGTGTGGCTCGTCGTCGTCGGGCTCGGCGTTTTCATCGGATGGAGTGCAGCGCAAGGGGTGGCGTCGTGAAGCGCGTCATCAAGTCAATCGGCCAACTCGCGCTCATCTGGCTCGGCATCGCGATCGCGATAGCCACTGCGGCGGCCGTGCTGGCGGTGCTCGATCCGATGCGGGATACGCCTTACGTCGGGAGAAGCGCATGAGCGAAGACGATGGGCCCGATTGGGGCATGCAGCAAGCGCAAGAAGCGTTGGAATGGTTCGAAACACATCAGCATGGGATGCGACAAGGGATAGCCACCGCGCCCATCAAGGAGAAAGGAAATGGCGTTCACGAAAGCCGTGCGCAAAAAGTCGAAACTTCGCCTCGGTATCACCGGCCCGAGCGGCGCGGGCAAGACGATCGGTGCCCTTTTGATTGCTAAAGGGCTCGGAGGAAAAATTGCTCTGCTCGACACCGAGAAAGGATCGGCGCAACTGTACGCCGACGATCCAAAGTGGAACGTCGAATTCGACGCGGACGACCTCAATCCGCCGTACACGCCGGAGGCATTCATCAAGAAGGTCCAGGAGGCCGAGCAAGCCGGATACAACGTGCTCATCATCGACAGCACGACGCACGAATGGTCCGGTGTCGGCGGATGCCTTGAGCTCGTCGATGAAATCGCGCGTGCTCGATACAAGGGAAATTCGTGGTCTGCATGGAACGATGTGACGCCGCGGCACCGCGCGTTCATCGACACAATCCTGCGCTCGTCGCTGCACATCATCGTAACGATGCGCAGCAAGACAGAGACGGCGCAAGTTGAGGAAAACGGGCGCAAGAAGGTCGTCAAGTTGGGCATGAAGGCCGAGCAGCGCGATGGATTCGAATACGAACTGACGGTGATCCTCGATGTGCAACACGAATCTAACTACGCGCTTCCTTCCAAGGACCGTACGGGCCTGTTCGCGGGAAAAGATCCATTCAAGATCAGCGAGCAGACGGGCGTCATGTTGCGCGAATGGCTTGAGAGTGGTGCCGAGCCGAAAGCGGAACCTGAGCCGGAGGGTATGAGCGCCGACGAGCTAGCCGACTGGCAGGCCGCTATCGCTGGCGCGGCCGACATGGACGAATTGAAACAGCACTACCTGGGTGCCGTGAAGATTGCTCGGGCGCGCAAAGACAAGCTCTCGGAAGACGCTCTGACGGCCTCCAAGGATGCGCGCAAGAAGCAACTCGAATCGGCAGATCAGCCGCAAGGCGACCTTGAAGACCAGGACATTCCTTACTGAGGACAACATGGAACTGACGCTCTATCAAATAGCGGCTGAGTACCGCGACGCGGCCAACACTCTCGCCGAATTGGACCTCGACGAGCAGACGATCGCCGACACCCTGGAATCAATCAGCGGCGACCTGACGACGAAATCGCAGAACGTCGCATTCGTCATTCGCAACCTCGAAGGCATGGCTGAGCAGATCGGCGTGGCAGTTGAAGCCATGAACGCGCGGGCGAAGGCGCTTGAGAAGCGCGCCGAACGTGTGCGCGAATACCTGCTCATGAATATGCAGATGGCTGGCGTCCAGAAGATCGAATGCCCCTACTTCTCGCTGTCGGTGCGCGAGAATCCGCCGAAAGTAATCGTCGAAGACGAGCGGCAGATACCGGCCTCTTACATGACCGATCCAGCGCCCCCGCCACCGCCCGAGCCCAAGCCGGACAAGAAGCTGATTGCGAAGGCATTGAAAGACGGTTACGACGTTCCTGGATGCCGGTTGGAGCGCGGCAAGAGGCTCGAAATCAAATGAGCGACGAAAGCGAGATCAACATCTTTCGCGCGCTCGACTACATGCGGGATAACGCGCCAGCATATGCGAAGGCTAAGGCCGATCGCGTATATCTCGAAGAGTTTCGAAAATCGAAGAAAGCCCTTTTGATGCGTGACGCAGAGACTGCTGGTCACAAGTCTGCGGTAGCTCAGGAGCGCGAGGCATATGCAGATTCATCCTACGTCGAACTGCTCGGAGCGCTTAAAGACGCCGTAGAGCTTGAGGAAACGCTGAGATGGCGCATGGTGGCAGCGCAAGCGCGCATCGAAGCATGGCGCACGCTTGAATCGACGCGGCGCTTTGAAGCAAAAACCGTTTAAGGAGCCCGAATGCTCTCCCTTCTCATGTCCAAGGCCAAGATCGTCGCTGTAACAGTCGTATCCGAGTTGCACGGTAGTCAGCGCCGCGCAGGCTGTTGCATCACGTTCGAGATGCGATCGAATAACTACATCCTGTCCGAGTTCGACTCGCAGTTGCGCCACGCGATCTACAGCCGCGACGAGAGCCGCGTGGGGCAAGGCCAACTCGTCGAAGACGAAATGGACGGCCTGACGACGCTCAAGTTTCCGAAGCTCGGGATGCCGCTGAAGTTCGATTGGGAAGCCGTCGGCTATGAGCTTCAGTTTCACATCGGCGCGAGCGGGCGGGAGGACATCGTTCTGGACAGCGTATCTCTCAGCGGATTCACATTCGACTGCACCGACGGCGGAACGGTCATCACGAAATTCAAAGCCATGACGCATCCCACGGCTGCGCAGCAAGGAAAGATCGATCACATGCTTCAGCTTGAGACCGAGATAAGCCTCAAACCGCCGAGCGACAGGCAACGCAGCATGGATTTGTAACCCCCTCTCACCGCGCGCAAACCTCGGACGCGCGGATTTTGGGCCGGTCAGTACGGCGGCCGCTTTTTCGAATTCTTGCCCTCGGGCGTGGAGATGGATGTGGGACCAAACGATTTTGCTTTTCCGATACCAGAATTGAATTGGTCGACCGGCATGACACTGCGCGACTACTTCGCGGCGAAGGCGCTTAACGGACTTATCGTCAGTCGTGCGGGCCAATGGGTTGTCAGCACTGGGACTTGTGGGCTGAGCAAGCCTATAGGTTCGCCGACGCCATGCTCCGCGCTCGGGAGGGCAACTGACATGCTGCGCGCGCTCATTCATCGCATTGCCGTCTGGCTCGAGATAGCGCCGCCGCCGACCAATAGCCGGGTTCATTTCTACTGGATCGGCGAGCCGACAGAGGTATTCGCAGCCGAGAGCTTGGAACAAGCGCTCAAGCACTTCGCCGACCAGTGGGTGCTCGACGAGAAAGCCTACGGTGTGGTGAACGGATGGCGGCCGGTCGCGGTGCGTGATGCGCAGACGGGAGAAATCGTCATTACCTCGCTGCACGAGCTGGCCGAGCATTTCGAGCAGTACCCGCAACAGATTCTCTCTCAATACTGCTGATGAACTCCGTCAAAAAGGCTCGCAAAGCCGCCAAGCTGACACAGGCGAAAGCCGCAAAGCTCGTCGGCGTAACTGATCGCACGTGGCGCAATTGGGAATCCGGCCAAACCACAATGCCGGCGGCAGCGCGAGAACTGTTTCAACTGAAAACCGGCGCTATGGCGCCAAAGGAAAGGATGTGAGCTACCAGGAAGAAGCCTCAGCGCTAGCCGATCGCCTGCTCCTGCTGATGAGCGGCGACGCGGTGCTAGCCAAAACCGCGCGGTCAACGCTTGAGCAAGCGATAGCCGCCCTCTCGCGCTCGCAGGACGTTGCTCGGGTGACGGACCACGCGCCCGGCATGATCGCCAGCCCGAAGACGATCGAGACAGTATCGTCCGCGCTGAAGGACGTGCGCGAACATGCGAACGAGCGCGTATTCGAGCGGATGAATTTCGCCGTCAATCGATTGCTCGATGAACTCGGACAAGCTCGCGCCGCCGCCCCACAGCCGCCGCAAGCCGGGGCGATCCCTGTGGAGCGCCCGGTCGATCCTGACGACATTGACGCTGTGACCGAGGCAATCCAGCGTGAAACGGGATGCGATTGGGAGATCGCAGCGCGCGCCGCTGTGGCGGCAATCGACACGCTTATAGAGCGCGGAAATCACTCCCCACAGCCGCAAGCCGGGGAAGATCGCGCACGTCAACTCGAAACGCTGATCGACACAACGCATGAGGCCGATCCGCGAATTGTCGAATGGCGTGCTGAACTCGATGGGATGCGTCGCGCCGCCCCCGCTGCGCCGGCTGTAGCGCCGCACGACAACACCGACAATATCGCGGTCGATTCGTTCGCGCGCGCAATGAAGGCGAAGGTGGCTAAGTCACGCGCCAAAGGTCGTAGCGGCTGGGAAGGATGCGATCCTGCCGACTTATCCCGCATGCTGCGCGAACACGTCGAGAAGGGCGACCCGATCGACGTTGCGAACTTCGGCATGATGCTGTACCACCACGGCGCGAAGATTGCCGCCCCCGCACCGGCCGAACCGAAGTCGTCGTGCGATCCGGCTGATATTTGCGCGGGATGCCGATGCAAGTTCAGTACATACGGCGATGCCGCACCGGCCGAACCGAAGGGGGAGCAGCAAGCAGGCGAACCCTGCAATGCATGCCACGGGTCGGGATGGGTTACGCGCGACCCAGACATTGGGACAGATCAAGAGTGCTGCGTTTGCGACGGAACGGGTACGGTCGAGCCCGAGCAGCGCGCGGCGACGTTGAGCACCTGCGAAGTTCCGACCCGCGTCGTCTACCTGCTTGCGCTTGTGAAAAAGGATGGCGTGCTCAAGCGCTCGTCCGAATTGCAAGAGGTGTTCCGTCTTCTCTCCACTCTCAACGGGGGTAAGGCGTGAAGCTGATCCTCGACCCCTGTTGCGGTGGCCGCATGTTTTGGGATGACCGGAAAAACCCGGCCGTCGTGTTCGGCGACATTCGAAGCGAAACCATTGAGGTAACGGACCGCTCGCACGGAAACGAAAGTGGCATGCGCACGCTTCGCATCGAGCCCGACACCCTGATCGATTTCCGCGATCTGCCGTACCCGGATGGCTCGTTCAAGCTCGTCGTGTTCGATCCGCCGCACCTTGTTCGCGCCGGCCCGAGAAGCTGGCTCGCCGCGAAATACGGGAAGTTGAGCGAGAACTGGCGCGACGACATTCGCGCCGGCTTTGCCGAATGCCTGCGTGTGCTCGATGCACATGGCGTCCTGGTGTTCAAGTGGAACGAGACGCAAGTGAAAATCTCCGAAGTGCTCGAGCTTGCGCCGCAACGCCCGCTGTTCGGCCACCTGTCCGGGCGGAAAGGTCTGACGCATTGGCTCGTCTTCATGAAGGTCGAGCACATTCACAACGGGGGCAAGAATGAGTGAGTTTGCCATTCAAGCCAATGTGCCAGGGCAATGGTACATAGTGCGCAAGGGAGATTTCACGAATCCTCCGGTAGCGCTTTTCTACGATCTTGCGCTAGCTGAGCGATTCATCTTCGCTGCCAGCGCAGGGCAAGCGGAGCCACAACACGTTCCAGACATGGCTGCTGAGCTTGGGTTAAATGAGCATACCGCCCCGATGCCCGCAGCAGCGCTGCCGTGGCGATGCTTCCACTGCGACGAAACATTCACCGATGCGGAATCCGCGAAGGAACATTTCGGGCGCACCCAGGTTTGTGAGCCCGCATGCACTATCGACGCGGCAAAGTATCGAGCGATGGAGGAAACGGTACGCCTTCATGTCGAGGAAGATACCGATCTGCATCGGACAATATATGCCATGCAGGCGCGCCATCAGACCGAATTGCAACGCGAGGAAGAGAAGGGCTACGCGCGCGGCCTCGCAGATGGGAAAGCCGAGCAACTCGCAGCAGCGCAGGACGAGCGCGTTAATCTCGACACCGTTGCCAAACTGCATAGCGGTAACCATTGGTGCGGTGTTTGCGGCGCGCCGCTATCGTGCAAAGAACGTTGTCTGCGAAACGGTCAAACCGTAACTCTCGCAGCATCGCAGGCAACATACGACAGGATCGTATGCGAGCGCGAAGCGTTTGAGGCGTGGGCAGTAGAGGAATTCCAATTGCGCGCCGACGGTCTTTCGCGTCGAGGCGACAGCTACAAGTACACCGGCATATGCGACGCCTGGGCAGGCTGGCAAGCCCGCGCGGCAGCATCGCCAGTTAGCGGGGCGGCGGGGGATGATTGGGCTCCGCGTCGAATCTGGCTTCAACGGGGCGTCGGCGAATGCGGTTCGCATACTTGGTGCGAGGACAGCCAGGAGGAATGCGAGCAGGCCGAATACGTTCGTGTGCGCATCGACCGCGCCGAAATCGAGCGCGGTGAGCGGGGAGACAACAAGTGAACGCCGCCGCTATCTGCCCTGGATGCCAAAAAGTGGCCGATTCGGTTTCGTGCTTAGGCGGTTGGCGATTCCGATGCTTTGCATGCGATTGGGGCTGGGGTCATCCGCAGTTTATTACCTATCAGGAAGCGTTAGACGCACGCGACGCAGCGAAGGGGAACGGCGGCCATGACTGACGACGAGCAATTCGAAGCATACATGCGCAAGCGCTTCGGCGTCTCGCAAGCGAATTGGCGCGGCACGGTGCTCGGAGAAGACTTGCGGGACTGCTGGCGCGCCGCACGCGCTGCGGCGATAGAGGAAGCCGCGCAACGTGTCATGACAATTCTCGGATACCCGCCACGCGAATACTACGCCGACGCTATCCGCGCACTTCGGGAGGGGAAATCGTGACCTTGGCTAATCAAGATCTAGTGGCCTACCAGCGAGGCTATGCGGCCGGCCGTGCGCTGGGCCGCAAGAATGCTCTAGCGGAATCTCGCGGCCCGTACGAACTTCTCATGCGTATCGGCGCCGCTCTTGAGTCCAGCAGCCAAGAGAAGATCGTCGGCCTCACCGACTGCGAGCGGGCAGTGATCGAGTTCTATCGAGCGGCGTTGAAGGATCACCTATGACAACCCCCACCCAAGAGCTGTGCGAGCGGCTTTCGGGCGCTGTCTTATTGGCTGGCCCGAACCGCGCATTTCTCGAAGAGCTAAAGGCTTTCATCGAATCCCAGGCCGGTCGCATTGAAGGTCTCGAAGCCAAATGCGCCCTACTGGCGGCATCGCTGGATCAAGCCGAGCGCGAGAAAGACGAAGCCGAGAAGCACGCCGTCGAGCTCGCGATGATGGGGAGGGGAGATAATGGAAACGCTTGAACTTGAACGGATCATCGAGCGCGCGGTGGAGAGGGCAATCGCCAAGCAACCGGCGGCTGTGCCGATCGAGCACGCTCTTTGGTCAACAAAGGAAATCGGCGAATACTTGCAGCGGCCGGCGCAGGTCGTGCGCGAGCGCGTCGTCTGCGTGCCGGGCTTTCCCGAGCCGATACGGCTGCCGAACTTCGGAGGTGGCAAGGCGCACCCGCGCTGGCGAGCTGCTGAGGTCATCGCATGGGTGGAATCGCACAAGGGAGGCGGACGCATCGGGCGCCCGCGCAAGAAGGACTAACCCAGGCGCGCGGCGATGTCTGCCGCCGTCGCGTTGTAATAGGTCAACAGTTCACGAATATCGGTGTGCCCGGTCATCCGCGCGAGGTCGAGCACATCGATCTTCTTTGCGAGGCGAGTGATGGCCTCATGGCGCGCATCATGGAACGTAAATCGCTCATGCCGTTTCTGCTTGCCAAACGCCTTATCTCGCGCCTTGCGAAACAGGGCGTCGCGGATCTTGTCCCCCAGCCCGAACAGCGGCGCACCCTCATCCACCTCCGGCAGCATCCGCAGCAGATCAATCGCCCGCGGCGACAGCGGGACATTGCGCGCGCTGCCGTTCTTCGTCATCGGCAGTCTGGCGACGCGCTTCTCGAAATCGACCGTGCGGCTCGTGAGACCCAGGATCTCGCTTGATCGCATGGCTGTCTCGATGGCAAACAGGAACGCAACGGCGACGCGCTGCGACGTGTTGACGGCCTGCGAGCCCTCCTGATAACCAAGCGCCAGCGTAATCGTCTCGATTTCCTTGTCGGAGATAAGCCGGTCACGCGCGGGCCCTCCAGAGGGCCGCTTTACGTCCTTCATAGGGTCGGTCGTCAGCCATCCCCATTCCTTGCGGGCCACATCGAGCGCATGGGACAGCAACGACATTTCGCGAGACACCGACGCGCCGGCAACCTCTCTCGAGCGTGCATCGCGCCATGCCGCGATATGAGACGTTCGCAAATCCGCCAGCCGAATCTCGCCAAACGGACGCCCGTCGATCATCTTCTTGCCGATCAAGCCGAGCCGCAAACGCTCCCAGCGCTCGCCGCGCTTGGCCGGGCTGACCTTATCGGCATAGGCGGCCAGCACGTCGCCGACCGTGTGCGTCTTGCTGCCCTGTCCGCTGGCTATCGAGCGCAGCTCCGATTCCCGCTTGGCCGCCCAGGCAAGCGCCTCGGATTTCGTATCCCGGACAGCAGAATCACGGACGCCCTTGACGTACACCTCGGCGCGCCATCCGCCAGACGCCATCTTCCTCAGTGATGCCATGTGCGTAGCTCCCAGCGTAGTTATTGCGTAGAAGCTGCGTAGTATATGCGGTTTACTGTGTGGTTTGCGTAGGAGCGTCCGCACAGGGAATCTGCCGAATCCCCTTGTAAACACACGACTTGTGGCCTATAGTTGCGTCGTGCGGAATTGCAGTATGGTGCGAGGAGCGGGACACCTCAATCCTTGCGCGATAACGCAAAACAGCAGTTGAGCGTAATTTTTGCGTACGGAGATCGGGGAAATGAGGAAGACCATAGTTGCTCTCGCCTTTGGATTGGCGAATATCGCGGCGCACGCTGAGACCGACCTGCTGCTCATGGGCAAGTCGTGGCATTTCGGGCATGCAGTGCCGTCCGGGCAGGCCGGCTATGACGTGAACCAATACAATTGGGGCGGAGGGTTGGAGTACCGCGGCGCTGCCTGGCACGGCCAATGGCTCGTGGGCGGATTGAGCTACCGCGATACGTTCCGCCAGCAGGCCTATACCGTCTACGGCGGCTATCAGTTCACTGTACCGGTGTCGAGCGACCTCTCGGTCTTTGCGACCATGCGCGCGGGCTATTTGAACGGATCTGGCCACCACGGGCCCGGCGCGCTGCCGAGCGTCGGCATCACCTACAAGCGCGCGTCGCTCGAGGCGACGTACATTCCGCCGGCGGCGAAGGACGGGTATCACTGCATAGCGATCTTCGGTCGAATCGCATTCTAGTTGCCGTCAGGAATTACGGCATCGTCGCCGATGGTCGAAGTCAGCGCGCGGTCACAATGTCCGCGATTGATCCAGTTTAGCGCTCGGCACAGCACACACCCCCATCGGCGTCCTGCATTGCGTGCCTTCGCTGCGCGCTCGCTAATCGTCTCATTAGGCGAGCCGCCTGCAAGCGTGTTGGCGGCTTCGTCGAGCAGAATGGCGAGATTGAGCAGGTATCGACCTATCTTTCTCATTGCTGGCTCCCCGGCGGCGTCGATTTGGCAAGCAACTCGTTCGTCTGCTCCGTGTCACGCGTCGAGCCGAAATAGAAGGCGAGCACCGCCTTGGCTTCACTGAACAGGTATCCGATAACGGTTCCGACCATCGTCGCTTCGGTCGTGTTGGCGTAGTCCACCTTGCCGGCGAGGATAGCGGCAGCGGCGCCTAGGCTCCCCAAGATGATCGCCATCCCGAACAGGGGCGGCATGATAGAGCGCGTCGCGACCTGCATCGTACGCGCGCTACTGCGATCTTGGACCGACAGCGATGCTAGCGTCTCGGTATCCTTGAACCCAGCTTGCGCCATTGCCAGCGCATAATCCTGGTCAGCCTTTCGCATGGCCTGCAATTGCTCGGGTGTTGCGCCGGAGATTGCCGCAGCGATAGCGTTCTGCCGATCGTCCGTCGAGGCATCCGGCTTGGGCGTCAGCCCAAAGACCGATTCGAGCGCAGCCACGCCGCCGCCGGCCAGCGGGCCGCCGAGAACCGTCGCAATCGTCGGCGCCAGCTTCTCTACCACATTCAATGCATCTTGCCAGCCGCTCATGCTGTTTCTCCCGTGCGCATCATCTGCGCGAGTCGTTGTGCGCGCTCGCCAACCTGGGCCGCCCACGCAGAATTGAGCATCCCATCGGCCGCCGCGTCATAGTTACCCTGCCGCATCGCCGCCAGCGTGTTCTTGAAGCCGAGCAGCCGATTCATGCCGAGGTTGAAGCACATATTGCAAATCACGCGCTGGCGCACGTCCGAGAGCGTTTGCCACCACGGCAGATTGCGGTCAAGGTCGTGGTAGACGTTGAGCAAGTCGCTGTCGAGTAGAAGATTCACCTGGCCATCGGTCAGCGGATACGCCCATCCAGCCGGCAACGGCGCGGCTTGCAGGTTGTGCCCAACACCTACAGTCGGGATGCCCTTCGTGTCCTCGTAGGGCGTGTAACGCACGCCTTCGTCGCGGCGCAACTCTTTGACGAGAAGCGCTTCATTGCTCGGTTTCATGCCCCACCTCTTTGAGTATCCGCGCCTCTTCGCGCTTGATCTTTTCGAGCAGCTTCAAGAGGACGCGGTATTGCATCTCGCTGACGACCGCAAAGAACGCGAGCGAAATCGAAGCCTCGAACGACAGAAACAGGTTGAGCAGCCCGTGATCGCGATCGAATCCCGTCGCGAGACTCACGCCGAGCCAGCTAACCACGATGACGCACAGGCCAATGAGGAAAGAGCGCGAGCCGCGCGCTTTCGCATAGAGCTGCGCGAACTTACCCTCATTCGGATCGGTTTTTCTCATCTCGATTCCTTCGGAGCATGACCCATACGCCGACCACGCAATAGGCGATCGATGCAATCGAAGCGACGTTCGACACGGTAAGGTCGTTGGCGATGTGGCCGATGACGCTGCCCACGATTGGCGGCAGCATCGACAGCAGATTGGCGTGATTGTGTTCCATTAGAACCCCGTCAATTCGATGGAAGGATGGTGAAACTGTGGGTCTGTCCAATGTCATTAAGCATGCCTATAGCCCCGGGATTAGCCTGCCACTGCAATCCGATGAGGCCATTTCCCGTACCGGAGACTTGCGCTAAAACGACAGACTGGCCAGTCGTGTTGTCTTTCACGAGGATCTTTAAAGGATTCTGTACGGAATGCGATCCTTGAGCACAATAGACCACCAATCCATTTGCCGTGCTTTCTTCGATTTCGATAATCGAACAGTTGAAGAATGGGACATTCGGAAGTGATACGAAGCAGTCGAATTGACCGCTTTGATTGATCTGAGCCGATCCGTCGTAGCGACCCGACTTGCCTAGCAAATCACTGAAACTGATCGGCAGCGCATACTTTCCCGACAGCAGGAGAATCCATGGGTTGCTGACCGATAGCGGCAACGTCGTGCCGAGTTCTGTTGCGACTTGCGACATCGATAGAGGAAAGGAGGACGGCAGCGTCACGGCGCCTCCCCATGCTCATCAAGCAGCCGCAGCACGAGCGGGATGAGTTCGAGCACAGTAACAAGCGCGGCATGCCCATATGCGATCGAGAGCGTGCCATCTTCGGCTTCGTGAACGACCTCGGGAAATGCTTCGCGCATCGATTGCGCGCCGGCCCCGGCGCTGCGCGGGCCGCCGTTCACCCATGCGAATGTGCCGTGCAGCACGCCAGCCATGCGCTCAAGGAAATCGTGCGCCATCGGACGCCAGTCCTCCTTGAGACGCTCATCCGACGTTCCCGTTAAATTCGAACCGCTAAGTGTGCCGGTGGCCGTAACGTTCTGCGAAAACGTCACATTCCCCGTCGCGCGATTGATTGTCATCGGCGAATCGATGATGGCGCCGGCGTCGGTATATCGAATAATCTCGAAGTTCGATCCGGCATTCGATCCGCTTTCCGTCGCCGTATCGGCCCCGGCGAACCATCGATTCGAGCCCGAGGTTTGCATATAGACGGCTCGATAGACGCTGGCGGCACCCGTCAGCGTCAGCGTATTGCCCTTGGACGCGCCGAGCACGGCCAAGCCGGCTGCTTGCACCTGCGAGACCGTGGCATACTCATTCGCGTTCTGAGCATCGGCGCAGCCGGTATGGCGAAAATTGCCCATCGGAAGATTCGCCGTCGGCGTCGTCTGACCATCCACCGCGATTGAGGAAGTCAGTGCGGACGCGATGTCGGAAAGCGTTGGATTGGCCCATCCGCTCGAGCTGATCGTCGTGCCGGTCACGACCGGATTGCCCGATGGTAAGCTGTACGTCCCACTACCGTTGCGTGGCATTGGATACCTCCATGAATCTGCAGAATGCAATCATTGCGTTTGGTCCTTTCGGATCGATTGCCATCTATCACGCGTTACGGGGCGCCATTGGAGCGATTCGGCGCTGGCGTGCGGCGAAGCAAGCCCGCGGCTAGAGGATTCGCTGGCGTTGGAATCGGCGCGGCGGGCGCGTTGTCGAGCGAGGCCGCGAGTGCCCGCGCCACGAATGCGCGGTTTTGCGCGCCCTGGATCAGCGGTCCGATGTACGGCACCTTCTTCACGCCCGACCCCAGCAGCCCGGTAATCGCCGATGCGGTGTTCGAGGTATTGACCGGCGCCGCGCTCGGGAAGCTATTGATGTATCCGCCCACGCGGCCGATCGTATGCAACTGCCCGATCTCCTCCGGCGTATAGAAGGCCCCGAGCTTCGTGTCCCCGAGATTGCGCAAGGCGTTCGCGTATGCGACCGGGGAGAACGAGGCATCTCCGGCCGGGTTAGCGCCGAACGCAGCCTGCGCCAGCTGGCCGCCCACCTGATTGCGCGCCTCGCCGAGCGCGGCCGCATTGTTCTGCTTGAGCAGGTTCGCGAGTGCAAGCACGTCGTTCGTCTTGCCGTTCAGAACGAAGCGCCGCATGAAGTCATCCGGCGCCACCGACCCGCTCGCAGCCGCTTCGAGCGCCGGAACCTGATCCTGCAACGCGAATCGCTGCGCGGCGAGTGCTCGGGCTGGCGCATAGACGCCGCCCTGATCGTCGGCCGACAGAATCGCGTTCTTCACACTCGTGCGCAGTTGCCCGAGCGCCGCGTTCGTCGCCGGGTCATTGCTCTGGTTGGCGTTGATGACCTTGAGCAGGTTTTCGGCGTTCTCGATCGAGAACGTCTTACGCTGAGTTCCGCCCATCAGGCCGAGCTGCTCGAAGTTATTGCGCACGCCGCTCGGCACCTTGTCGCCGAAGTCGTTCAGAACCTGCGCATAGTCCTGCGCGACGCCCTGAAGCGGCACATCGAGATTCTTCCCGCTTGAGGCGCGCGCCGCCGCGTAGGCATCGCTGACTTGGCGCCCCATTTGATCGTCGATCGACTTGAGCGTGGTCTGCAACTGTGTGCCGGCCGTGAACGCGTCAGCAGGCTGCCCAGCGAGGCTGTATAGGTTCCGCTGCAGCTGCGTGTTCTGCGCGTTCATGCGCTGCGTGAGCGGTGCTCCAACGTCGGGTATGCCGCGCATGTTTCGCTCTTGCGCGAACTGCATCGGATCGCGCGTGATCTGCCCAAGCGTCGGCTGAATCCCCAGATTGCGGAAGTCCTGCGCGCGCACTGCAGCGGCCGCACTTGCATTGGGGTATTGCAGCAGTTGCTGCGCGACCTGTTGCTTGAGCGGATCGACTTCGAGCGGCGAGAAAAGCTGGCCGCCCTGCGGTCCGAGGTCGGACACCGCGCGATCGACGCCCACGTCTGCGCGCGCTGCGGCGGCCGGTAGAGTTAGCGCGGGAGCTGTTGCGCGGCCGACAGCATTACCGATGCCGCGCGCCGCCGCAGTCAGGCCCGATCCCGCTGCGACGCCGCCCGCACCGCCGAGCACCCCACCGGCGATCTGCCAGCTTGGTCCGAGTCCTAGCTCGCGCGCGCCGGATGAGCCTGTGCCCGATCCCGCTGCGCCGAACATCTGCATGCCGGGCGCGGTTGCAAGTCCATGGCCGACGGCTGATACGACCGGCGATGCGGCGCCAGCCAACACGCGCCCGACAGCCACAGAAGGCGCAACGCCGGCCATCGAACTGGCGGCGTCTTGAACGATGCGCTCAGTCGCGTTCTGCGGCTGTGGCACGCCAATGGCGTTCATACCCCGCTGCACTTCCTGGGATGGCATCGACAGTTCTGGAATCCACGGCGTGCGACCAGTGATCAACTCGGGGAGCGTCGGCGGCACGACGGCATCATGCACGGCATTCACACCCCGGATGCCGAGATTGATGCCGGAATTGAGCGCATCCCCAATCATCGTAGGCAGCGCCGTGACGCCTGTAATGCCCGCGCGCGCGGTCAAGCCAATCTGCCGCCCGAGCTGATCGAGCATCGACGGCTGTGCGGCCGCCTGCGGCGCTGGCGCGGGAGCGGCAGCCGGCGCAGCTTTGGCATCGGCAGCGAACTGATCGGCAAGGGACGCGCCTTTCGAGCTCGCCGGGCCGGCGTCCGCTGCAAACTGATCCGCGAGACTCGCCATCAGAGCGCTCCGATGCCCTCAAGGGCCTTGATCTTCGCTGGGAACTGCGGATCCTGCTGCAGCACCTGGCGTGCGAATGCCTTGCGCGCATTCGGGTCGGTAATGTTCTTGTATTGCCAGATGCGCGGGTCGGCGTTCTGGTCGAAGACCATCTCCTTTTGGTTGTATGCCTGCGGATCGCGCGCGTTATAGGCGCCTTGCAGCAGGCGCGCTTTTGCCTGCGTCATCTGGCTCGCGCCGACGAGGTTCGATACCGCCTCGTTGATAGCGTCGTTCGTCATATGCGCGTTCGGATAGGCGGAGGCGAGAATCGAGCGCGCCGCGTCGGTACCGAGCGAGCCGGTACCGAGCCGCGCGACGATCTGATTGCTGTACTTATCGAGCAGGTTATTCGCCGTGACCATGTTCGTCGCGCGTTCACTGCCAGCGAGCGACAACAGCCCATTGACGAAATTGAGCTTATCCGACTGCTGACCGGTTGCCGCCTTGGATGCCAGATCGCGGATGTTCTGTAGGTAAGAGATCGTCGTCTGCGCCTGAGAATTGGCGTCATTCAGCGCGCCCCATTTCTTCGTCAGATCGCCTTGCAAGTCTTCCTGGCCTTTCGTGAAGCCGGCCTGCGGCTCGGCAGCCATTGCGCCATCGCGCGGTTGGGGCGAAGTTGCTTGAGGGGACCCCGCGCCGGCTGCGCCTCCGCCACCGAATACCGCGCTAGGACCACTCTCGTGCAGCATGATCGCCGTGCCGATCGCCTGCCGCTGCGCCGGATTCGTCAAATCGACGGGAGTGTTCGCGCCGATACCCAGGCGCGTCGACACGTCCTTGATATAGGCCGGCGCATTCGGAGGTGAGCCAACCCATTTCGTAATTGCGTCGGCGAGCGTCTTCACGTTCGGGTCCTTCGCATAATTCGCGAGGTTCTGATCCATCGCGGCGAGGCCCGTCTGCATGTCGGGGTAGCTGGCGACTTTGCCACCGGGCGACACCGCACCGGGATTGTTATTGCGGAGCGGGAGCGGGAGATTGGTGCCACCGGCCGCCGCGGACACATTCGTCGCCGGCTGAAACTCATATTGCTTGGTCTGCCGGTTCCAGACCTTCTGCAGATTGAACGAGGCAGGCCCGCTCGCCTTCGCGGTGGCATTCGCCGCTTCAATGTCAGTGGCACCGGGCAATCCTGTCACGCCCGTCACCTGCCCGTTCTGAATCGTCGGGATCGCGTTATCCGGGATCTTCGGCGCCATCGCCACGACATGGCCTTCGTAGTCGTACATGGGGGCGCCGGCGCGTCCGGCCACGAGTGGGATATTGTTCGCCTTGACGATCGCTTGTTGCATAACCGAGCGGCCCAGCGGCGACGAAGGATCGATGCCAGCCTGCCGTAGCATGAGCGCCATATCGGTCGGCTTGTAGGCTGCCGCCTGCATCTCGGCGTACTTAGCCGGGTCCGACGCATAGGCCGTGTAGGCGAGCGCCGGCGGCAACCCAAGCGGATTCATGGGCGAAGTCGCGGAGCCTCCCTGCGCGGGCGCGGCCGCTTGCAGCGCATCCATGCGTGCAGCATTCGTGAGCGTCGGACCCACGTCGCCCTGGGATGCCCCTTGTGCAAGCGCCGCATTACTAGAACCGTCCGCTTGCGCCGCGGGCGCGCCGAATCCAAACGCTTGGGCCTGTTGCGCGCCAAGTTGGTTATAGCCCTGCGAAACGCGATCGGCCATGCGGGAAGCAAGCAGCGCTTGCCCGAGCTGCGCAATGCCCGCTCCAATCGAATATTTCGGCTGTACCTGATATGGGCCGACGGCCGCCGCCGGCGCTGGCTGCGATCCCTGCAATGCCTGCTGCGTAAGTGCCTGCGCGAGCGCCTGCTGACGCTGCAGGTCGTAGTAATTGCCCTGGAACTGTGGGAGAACGACCATCCCTGCGTTAGGCATAGTTGCCTCCGTAATTCATGAGACGCTGCGCAAGCACTTGTTGAGGCGTGACGGCGCCATATGTGCGGATCGGGGAATAGGCTTGTAGCCCATAGGCCTCATCGATCTGCGGCGCCGGCGAGAATGTTGCCGAAGGCTGTGACGCACGCTGCTGACTGACGTTCGACTGCTGCTGCAGCGCTTGCTGCAAAGCGTTTAGATATGGCGAACTGCCGGCCGCTCCGCCGCTGAAGCTCAAAGGCTGCATGCCGGCCATCTGCCCGGAGAAGCCGCCACCGAGCGCGCTGCCGCCATATGACGAGCCCATGCTCGCGCCGGGATTCAGCCCGCTGAAAAGTCCGGTTGGCGCCGAACCAAGTGATCCGCCGAGATCCAACTCGCCGCCAGCAGGCATGCCGAAGCCGGAATCGATGCCGCCTGACGCTGCGGCGCTGCCGCCACCGCCCAGCGCTCCCGAGGCATAGCCGCCCGCGATCATCGGGGCGATTACGTCGGCGATTGAATTGATGCGATGGAATGTATCGAGTCCGCCCTTGTTCCCGGGGTTGTCCTTATACATTTCGCCCCACGCGCTCGACGTGAAATTTCCCGTCGGACTGAGCAGAGCACCGCCCTTGTGGTTATTGAAGAGTCCGCCAAAGAATGGGTCATAACCGGGAACGCCAAGCGCTGCGCCCGCGGCTTGCAGCGGATGCTTGCCGATCTCTTTGAATGTCGCGCCGAGGTAATCGCCGATGTCGCCTAGCATGATTATTCCTTACATGAAGGCCATCATCGCCGCGGAACCGAGTCCGAACAGACCGCCCATCATCTGATTCGAGCTTGATTGGTTCGCGTTATAGCCGGCTAGCTGCGACTGGTACTGATTCTGGAACTGCTGCGCGATGTTGGCCGGTGCCGCGCTGCTTTGCGCTGTGCCGGAATAGCCGGGAATCATCTGTGCGATTGTCTGCAGGTTCGAATATGGAACCTGCCCGACCCCGACCATTTGTCCAAAAAGGCCCGCCTGCGTATTGATGCCGGCGAGTTGGTTTTGCAGGTTTTGCGTGCCGATCTGCGAGCCCGTGAGCTGAGCCTGATTGATCGCTTGCTGCTGCGCGAAGGTCTGATTGCGCGCGAGGTTAGCTTGAGCGTTGTTCCATGCCTGCGAACCAGGCGCGAGCCCCTGATTCGCGAGTTGTGCGTCCAGCGATTCCTGTTGCTGGGAAAATTGCGGCGTGAGATAGCCCATCGCCGACTGATAGGACGCATTCTGCCCGTTCGCTTGCGCGGCCTGCGCCGCTGCGGGATTGATGGATCTCGATAACCCCATGAGCCCATTAAGGGCCTGCGAATTGATACCGGCGCTTTGCCCGGTCTGCCCGAGCAGCGACGAAAGCTGCTGCTGCAGCTGAGGATTGGCCGAGATCTGAGTCGAATAGATCGGCGCGCCGGTATTTGGATCGGTGCCGGTCTGAACCGTCGTCTGCGAGCCGAACGGATTCGTGTAGTTATTGAGATTCAGCGCCTTGTTATAGGCGGCCGTATTCTCATTCGTCTGCGTGGTCGCGCCGGCGACCGTGTACGGATCGGGATATGAGGGGGCTGAACCCCCATCCTTACCCCCTCCGCCTTCCAGGGTAGCCGGTCGATTCCGTCCGGGCGCTTTGCGGAATGCCTCAAACGGCAAATCCGGCGCGTCGCATGTCAGCCAACAGTGCCGCATAGTACCTGCCTTCGATGTATCGGCATTCGCTTTTCAGCATGCCGTAGACGATCAAGTCCGTCCCATCGGTGCAAGCAGCGCGGAGTTGTCCTTCACGCTTGAACCCCAAGTGCTCGTCGAAACGCTGAGCCTCGACGTTATCGGCCCGCACGAGGCCGGTGATTCTGCTGCATCCCTCCTGCACGAAAGCATAGCGGAAGCACGCCGCCATGTATGCAGGGGTCATCCAATGGCGCGATCCATCGGAGGCCACATGCATGAGAATGTTCGTTCCATTCCTGCCCTCGAATACCACTCCAGCGATCAGCTCGCCGTCATTCTCTAGGCCGATCGCCCGCGCTTCGTCGGAGAAACGCTCAGCATCCACGCGCGGCGAGACGAACGAGAGCACGCGCTGCGGGTCGTCCCACACGATGCGCTTGGTCACAACACGCCCCCGTCAAGCATTGCATAGTCGGTGCTCATCCACGACACCGGCATATCGCGCGCGCTCACGAGCATATGGAGCGCTGCGGCGTAGCCAACACCGCCGACATACTGCCAATTCTTGATGATCTGCTGGGAGCCGCCCCATACGGCGCCATCCCAAATCGCTTGATCCCAAACTGCCCCCGACTGCGCCGAGAATTCAGGCGCTCCACTTGGTGCCGTCGTGTCGAAATCAATGTTCAGCCCGAGTAGTACGCCGGGCGTGCCGGTCGATTGCAGTACCGGACGAGCCATCGTCCATTGCTTAAGCTGGTGACTGCCGAAATAGTTGAATGCGGGGAGTGCCTCGCCGACGATCGATCCACCGTTATCGTCCTGCGCCGAACTCCATGCATGCACGACTACGCCATTTCCGCCGTAGTAGAGATTGTCGTTGAATCGAACCCAGCAATTGGCTGCCCATCCGGTGAAGTTGCACCATGCACCGGTGATCGTGTTCATGACGTACTGCTGCTGCTGACCTTGTGCGACCGGCACGTTCAGAAGCAGCGCGTTCGCAGCCGGGTAGAGCACCATGCCCCAGCCGAAATTCGACGCATAGAGGCTCGTCGCCTGAGATATGGCGTTTTGGATCTTATAGCTGAGATCGACCTGGGTGTTGACGCGCGACGACGCAAGCAGGCGCGAGAGCGGCCCAAGCCCGTCCTTGCCGATATAAAGCAGATCGCCGCCATACTTCATGAAGCAGCGATTGCCCATTGGCACGCCCACTTGGTACACGCCAACGAGCGAGAACGAACTCGACTGCGACGGATCGGTGCCGCCATAGATTGCGATTTCTCCCTCGGTCGTGACGAAGCACAGGTAGTCCTGCATCCCGTATCCACCGTCGACTGTCCAAATCCCCATTGCGACGAGCGAACCGCCGCGGCGGAATATGGCAGTCATCGGGAAAGCGGCTGCGGCGCCGCCCACGCTATTGACCGGGAGGTAATAGGCCGTGAGCGATGACTTTTGGATGAACCACACGCGCGAGGCGTATTCCTGAATATCCGAGAGCGTCGTCGGGTCCACTCCGGTGATTGAGATTCCTGACGAGGTGGACGTGATTTGCTGCCAACTTGAGCCGTTATAGACGTAGTAGCCGTCTACGCCGTTGACGATCGCCAGATATGGGCCGGCCGCCGTGGAGTAATTCAGAAATTTCCACTTGTCGCTCGAGAGGGAGCCTATGACGGCCGCGCCGACCGCGCCCGCACTCGTCACGTCGAAGATGGAACCGCCGGCTGCCGCGAACAGCTTTCCCGATCCACTTGATGGGTTGTACGGCATGATCGTATTCACCTGGTTCCCCAGGCCGGTCGCCCAGTTCTGCGAGCCGCTTCGCAAAATCACGTCCGAGGGCCGCGGAAACCAGTTCGTGAGGATCACAGCATCCTCGGGCGGCATGTTCGCGATCGAGTCTCGCGCGTTCCAGCCGCCGATTGGCGCAGGTACGCTCATCGTGCGCGACTTTTGCATCTTCCCCGCCACAGTGGCGGGGACAACCGGGCGACGCATCATGCCGACCAGCTCCCAGCCGGGACCATGATTCCTGGGTAAATGTCGTACTTCACATCGCCCATGTTGATCGTGTCTTTCGTGCCGTCGCGCGCTTTCGCATCCTGCAGCATGGTCTCGTAATCGACGAAATCCTGCGCGTAGTCGAGGCCCTTGGCCTTGCGCCAGCGCCACTCGACGCCGAGCTTGAAGAGATCATCGCGCAGCGTGAGCGTATCGTCATCTGCAAGGAATTTGACTTGCCCCATGCCACCAACTGACTTGCACCATGCCCGCGTCGTGTACTGAAACCAGATGTTTTGTCCGGCCGCCGGGACCGGAATGAACAGGATGTTGTCACCGCGGATCTGAAATTGATTCCAGGGTCCTTGCATAACCATTGCCTTGAGCTGCTCCCATCGTTGCGGCGTCATCGGCCCGAACACGGGGCGCCGCAAATCGCGGTTCCACATCGTGTCGTTGATGATGTTTTTCATGTACGGCGCAATCGTCGAAAGCGAGCCTTGGCTTTCCTGGGCGACGGTCACGAAGTTGGCTTCGAGGCAAAGCGATTGCCAATCGTATTGGTTCGTCACCCATTCGCCCTCTTTATTGCAGAGCGCGAGAATTTGGAGAATCGCCGGATCGGTCGAAGTCGCCACTGCCGAGGGCGTCGGGATATTCATCCGCTGCGTCAGATCTTGGACTATCGACAGGCATGAAACGCTGCCGGTTACCGGCTGTGTGACGATAGGCATGGTCAGTTGTACTCGTAGACGATCACGATACCGGGCTGCCCCGCCTGCCCTACGGAAGCGGATTGAGACGCGATATTTGCCGCTCCCGACGGCCCCGATCCATATCCCGATCCGGCATTTGCGGCTTGCGCAGAGCTTCCCTGTAAGCGCCCACCGACCCCCAAAGTGCTATCCGAACCAGATGAGCCAAATGGCTGCCCACCGAGCGCGAAGGACACCGTAGTCCCGCCGCCATACTTCGCAGTTAGGACCGTACCGCCGCTGATGGTCGGAGCCGCCGTCGCGGCGGCGCCCAATGTGATCCCGCCGCTACTCGTATTGGCGATAACCCCGCCAGCACCCGAACCAATTCCACCCGGGCACGATATGAGAGAACCGAAACTTGTAGCAGAAGCATTTCCGCCAGCGCCGCCGGCGGTTCCCGCCGCCCCTGCCGCCCCAATCGTAATCGTTGCGCCGGAAAAACCGGAAGTGAATCGAACCTTGGCATACGCCCCCGCACCGCCGCCCGGCGAGGCCGAAAGTTGACTACTGGAAGTCGCCGCCGCACCTCCAGATCCACCGCCTGCCGCCTGCACCTCGACGATGACGCTATTCGTTCCAGAGGTCGGCGTATAAGTGCCGCCCGTGGCCGTGCAGCCAGACGGGCAAAATGTCTGGATGCCTATCAGGCGCCCAGCCAGAGCCGAGACGTTTTGGAATGAGGGATACGCGGCATTGCCGTTAGACGTAAGCACCTGCCCAGCCGTCCCGGTGCCGAGCGTCGTAATCGCGCCGGTGCCACTGCCGGCTAACGGCTGGTATTGCGCCTGCGTCGCGCCGCCCGTGCCGCCGGATGCAACCGATAACGGCGTCGTAGATAGCGTCAGCCCTGTGAACGTCGGCGAATCGGCCGCGCCAAGCCCGAGCGCGTGCGCCGCAGCGGAAGCCGTCGTCTGTCCCGTGCCGCCCGATGAAATGGGAACCGGCGCCGTGAACGTCGGTGCGCCGGTGACGGCTAACGTGCCCTGCACCGTGACATTATTGAACGTCGGCGACGGGTAGGTTTGCGCGAGCGCCAGCGCGGGCAGTAGCAGCGCTACGAGCCCTAGTTTCAGTTTCTTGAGCATGTCAGGACACCGAGATAACTTGACCGTTATTCCAGAGCTTGCCGGATGCTGCTGGCAGCGTCGTAGGAAGGTCGGCCGGAAGAACATCGACGAGCAGCACATCCGGCACAGTGACGGGCGTAATCGCAATACCGCCTACGTTTCCGGTGATCTGCAGCGAATAGTGCCCGTCGGCAGCATAGAAGCCGAACGCACCATTCGCATCAGTCGTCAGCGGATTGGCGGCCGGCGTGACGCCGTTATCGGAATAGATCGTCGCGGTAGTGCCGTCCGGGTAATTGAGCACCAGAACGCTGGCGTTCGGAACCGCTATGCCGCCTGGGCTCAAAAGGACATTGTTCTGGTACTTCTGCATGATTACGCAGCCTCCTGCTGTTTCGGCGGCCGACCGGGACCGCGCTTCTCGACGGGAACCATCGTCGCCATCTGCTCTTTGAGCTCATTCACGACGCCGATCAAGTCGTCTACCTTCTGCTTGAGCTGAGAGTTCTCGATCGTGAGCGCCTCGACCTTCATTGCGCTCTCTTTGCCCTCGCCCGTCTTAATGGCCTCTTGAGCGCGCGTTTTGAGCGCCCGCGCGCCCATGCCGATGCGTCCGAGCGTTTCCTCGTTCGCGCCGGCCAGTTCCTCGAGCGAGAGCACATTCACCGCGGCGCAGTTGGCAATCTCGGCCGGCGTGAAAAGCGTCGTGCACATGCGAAGCGGCGTGCCGTGCACCGGCATCTCCAAGCCGTCCTTGTACATCGCGAACATCTTGCGGAAGTCCTTGGCCCACTCGTAGTCGTACTGGCCGAGTTGCGCTTGTGCTTCGATTTTGTCGAGCCACGCCTCGGCGTGATCCTCGCGTACGTCCTTGCCGCCGGCCGGCGTCACCACGACCCAATGCACGTCTTTGTAGACCTTGTGGCCCTGGGCGATCGACTGCTCGCGATCCTCGACGGGCCGCGTCTCGAAGCGCACATGCGGGCGCGAGCCCTTCTCCTGCAATCTCGGTTCTTGCATTGCCATTTCTCCTTGGGCGGTTACAGCGCTTTGAATAGGTGTTGCAGCACGCGAGCACAGAACGACTCGTGTGTGCTGTGGCTCCCTTCCGAGAGAGCCTGGTGAATGGCCGATGGCAATCCCATGAGCGCCGCTTCGAGCTTCACGAAGCGCTGCTCGACAAGCTGCTCGAACGTGAGCTCGGCCGGCTCACCAGCGGCGCTTGAACTTTCGCTTTTGAGCGACGACGTATCGGCGCCAGCGGCAGCGCCCGCAGAGTCCTGGCCTGTTGCGCTTTCGGCCGCAGCCAAGGCAACGTTTGGGTCGGCCACCTCGACTCGAATCGGTTCGGTGCTGCTCGGAGCGTTATCGTCCGGCATTTCGTATCCTCCAAAAAGCGCGGCGCACCCGAAGATGCGCCGCAAAAGATTCCCCAAGGAGACAGCAGGGAATTACGTAATTGCGCCCTGTGCGAATGCGCGATCCGAGTACAGCACGTTGTAGTACGTCGTGCCGTCATTCATCGTGCCGGTGAGCGTGATCGATCCCGTCGCCGTGGCGTTTTGCGCCGTGGCGAGGTCCGATTGCGTCATCGTGAGGATCGCGCCGGCGCCGTCCGGGCTGATCTGGCCGATATAGGTCGAGGCAGGGATACCCGTGCCCGAGATCGCCAAGCCGACGAACAGCCCATCGGTATTCGACACGCGAAGGCGCGGCGAGCCGTTTTGGGTCTGCGTATTGGCCTTCGTGATCGTGGCCGTTGCAGCTTGCACGGAGGTCGCTCCGAGAATCTGCTTGCCGGCGCTGTTGGCCCCGAGTTGACCGGCGGCAGTGATGCCGACCGTCGTCCCGGCTGCGACTGACGCCGTACAATTCGCCACGACCTGGCCCGACAACTTGAACCAGCCGTATTGTCCGCTCGTCATCGGGTAAATCGCCCATGCCACCGCACAGCCCTGATTGGCCGTATTGGGCAGGTTGATCGCGAGGAAGCCCACTGCGGCATTCCACGTGACAGCGGCGCCCTGGTTAAGCGTTGCATTGGCCTTGAGGTAGATGAACTCCCCGCCACCCCAAAACGGATCGTCCGCCGCCACGATCGACCCGAGCGGCTGGCGCTGAGTCGTATCGGGGGCAAAGAAATTTCCGATCGGCTGCGAACCGATCAGAGGGAACTGCGTTGCTGCTACCGTCATTTCATCCTCCGTTCGGTTAAGCCTTCATCACGCCTTGCAGGAAGCGCGCCGAGCAAACCAAGTTGCCTTGCCACAGAATCGGCATGACGACGGCATCCTGGTTCACGCTGCGCAACTCTTCCGGCATGTCCATGTTCGCATCGCGATGCACGACCATTTCCATGAACTCGGTGTTCAAGAAATAGGCGTGCTGCGCAGGAATGCCGCCCGACGAATCGAAGAACACGTCGGCCGTCTTGTACTTCATGGAAATCATGCCGCCCTGCCCGCGATCTTCCGGGGCATAGCGCTTCAGCGACGTTTGCGATTGCTCGTACATCGTGAAGTAGTCGTCCGACATGACAATCAAATCCGGCGTATCGGTGCCGCGGGTCAGCTTGATCCACAGCGGGAGCATGAGCGACTCGATCGTCGTCGCGCTCGGCGTGATGGCGCCGCCGCCCTGAATCGGAGCGGCCGCCGATTGGACGATGTTTTGCCAGAAAGCCCACGTCGAAGCGTTGATGCCACCGACCGTGCCCACGCCGCTATCGGCGACGATCGCCTGCAAACCGTTGATCTGGTTTGCTGCGGTGCCGTCCGAATACACGTCGCTCGACATGCCGTTCGCGAACGAGCGCTGCGCGTTCGTGATTTTGGCCTTGACGAAGTTGATGATGCGTTGCGCGCCCGAGTTCGTGCGAAGTTCGAGACCCGAGGCGGCCACGTTCACCGCGGCTTGGCGCCACGGATATTCGGCCGCCGTCAGCACGTCCACGGCGTTGATGTTCAGCACATCGTAGCCGCTGTAGCGCTGAAAGGTCGAATTCGCTTGATAGTCCAGCGGACAGACGATCGACAGGCCGCCGTCTTCGAGCCGCACGCGGCCCTTCGACGCGATGCGCCGATAGAGAGCGTTATGGTGCGACACGTTGTCGGAGACCGTCTTCTTGTGATTGCGATAGGTGGTCGATACCAGTTCGGTGAAAGCGTTGAACAGGCTCGACTGACCGGGAGATGCCATGATCGACTCCTTATGTCAGTTCAGATAAGGCCGAGCTCGCGAGCTTTGGCCTCAATGTCCTCTTCCATCGTCCGAGGCGGCTGAGCCGTCGGCACGCTTGCGCGCCCGTTAGGGCGGACCACATTCGCGCCGGCCTGCCTGGCCGTACGGACCTTCGCTTTCCGCTCGTCGTCCCACTTCTGCTGCTGTTGAGCAAGCCAAACCTGGTACGTCTGCGGGTTCTGCCGCATCGCCATGTCATAAGCATCCTCGAGGGTCTTCGCGCGACCGGCCTGCAAAAGCAGGGCCATGTCTTGCTGAAGAACCCCGAAATGCTCGTGGTCAGGGTCCGAGGCAAAGGCAGCAATCTCCGCGTCGATCGATGAGTTTTCCCGAGCGACGTTTTGATGCTGCGACTGCTGAATGTGCTGTTCCAACTGATTGACGCGCTGCTGCAGTTGTTGCGTGCGCGGATCCATCGGGTTCTGCTGTTGCCATACCTGCTCGCCGGCGACCTGTTGAATGCCGTTCGCCAGGGTTTGGAGATCGACGCCGTAATCGCCTGCGATCTTCAGCAGGAAGCCGATCTTCTGCTGCGGCGGGCTATAGCGCAGCATATGATCGGCCTTCAAAAGCTCATTCACGGCGACCTGCGGCGTAACACCGAAGCTCTGGATCGTCGCCATGTAGGGCTGCACCGTGCGCTCCCACTCCTGCGACTGCTGCGCGCCGGCCTTGTATTGCTCGATGCCCTTGTGAAAGTCGGCCTCGCGGCGCTCGATCTCCTTGCGCGCAAGCTCGGGCAACTTCTCCCACTCGGCAAGCGCAGCCTTCTTCCACGGCGGCCGGAACGTCTGCGCCTCGGCCTGTTGCTGCTCGCTTTCCCCGGCCGCTTCATTGCTTTCGTCGATCGAGCCATCCTGTCCGTCGCTCGATTCGTTAGCGATCTGCGTGGCGGCGTCCTCGTGCTCTTCTTCGGCGCCCGAGGCGACTTGGATGTCACCATCACCGCCCTCCGGCGTGAAGTCGCCCTCCTTGCCGCGCGATTGAATCGCGTTCCATGTGCTCAATAGCGTTTCGTCGATCGTCGGCTCTTTCTGCGTCGGCGCGGCTGATGTATCCGTCATTTCAAGCTCCTTGGGCGTAAAAAAAGCCGCTCAAGGCGGCTGTCTGTTGTTTTTGGCTCGGCTTCATAGCTGTTGCAGCGCTCGCTGCGATTCGGCGCTCATGCCGTTGTACACATCGGCCACGGCCGCCTCGACGGCGCGCTCGTGCGTATGGTCGATCTCGTTCGCGCGACGCTCCGCTTCCTTCTTCTCGGCCTCCATGCCTTCCCACGGCCGGCAACCGTTGCGCTTGAGGTCTTCGGCTCGCGCGCGTCGCCCTTCGATCCAGCGGCCATCGATCGGAGAGGTGTAGCCAGGCAAATCAGCCTGCACGGCCGGCGCTTCGATGATGCGCTGCATAGGATTGCGGCAGGTTTCGAGGGCCGTGCATTTCACGCACAGCGGCGCGTCGTTGCGATCATCCACCTTGCGGAAAACGCGCTCGACCGTGCCGCAGTTCGGGCACTTGAACGAATAGAGTGGCATCATTCGCCTCCTTTCTCGCTGCCGGCCTGCGCCGCGCTGATCTGCGCCGCCTCAAGCTGCGCGCCGGTCGTGATTTCCGCTACCTCGATTGCGCTCTGGTTCTTCATGGCCTGCAAGATGATCTGCAATTGACCGTTGATCTGGGTCTTGATCGCTTCGACGGAGGCGGCTTGCTGAGCCTTGAGCGCTTCCACTTGAGCGTCGTAGTGAGCCTGCATCGCCGCGCGCTGCGCTTCGAGCGTGTTCTCCTGCTGCGCCTGGGCCGCCTGCGCGCGCTGCTCCATCATCGCGAGCCACGCCTGAATCTGAGCCTTCTGCTGCTCGGCCTGCGTATTCGCCGCGATTTCCTGCTGCTTGCCTTGCTGGCGCATCTGCTCGACTTGAACCTGCACCGGCGGCTGACCCTGCTGCGGCGGTTGCATCTGGTCGATCGCGTCCTCGACGGCGGTTCCCATGCGGAACTTGCGGGCCGTCATGAGCAGCAACTCCTTGAACGCCGGGAATGGCATGACGCCCATCTGCACCATCGGTCCGACTTCCCTCACCATCTCGACGATAGCCGTCATCACCGTGGCGAGGTCTTGTGCGTCCTCCTGCTGGGCTGCCGCGATTGTCGAATCGGTCTCAATATCGACGCGGAAAGCGCGCTGCGCGTCGTTTTGCATGGCGCGATGCACGTCCTCCCACGTGACGGGCTTCGGAGGGCGCGGCGGAGGCGTTTGTCCTTGCTGAACGGCAGCAACCGCGAGCTGCATCCATTGCTGATGCGTCGGCGATGCGAGCACTTGCGCCTCGCTCTGAAGCGGCAATTGCGTCATCTGCTGTAGCGTGTCGAGGGCAAAGCGGTTGCAGATTACCTCGGCCTGCAGGCACAGCAGATCGCGGATATACCGCTGAACCGAGCGCTGCATGCGCGAAAGCCGCGTCATGCCGAATGCGACCTTCAAATCCTGGGCGCCCTTCGTCTCCTGCGCATCCGTCGAGCCCCGCATGATGTCCGCGATGCCCGTCAGCTCGTAAATCACCTGCTTGCACTGCTCGCGCTGCTCGTATAGACCGGCGATGACCTTGGCGATTTGCTCGATCGGCGCGAACCAGATCGAATTGGCGAGGCCTCCGTTCTCGTAGAGTGCCTTGATTGCCTGATCGGCCGCGATCAGGTCGTTGTCCTGTCCGCGGAACAGTTCAGCGACCATCGTTCCGAGCGACGGATCATAGATGGCGCGTGCCTTGAGCGCATCGACGAGCTTATTGATGCGCGTTGAGATGCGGTCGAGTTCCTCGGCCTGCTCCCTGTATTGATCGTAGAGCGCCGTCGGCTCGAACGTATCCGAATCCTCGATGGCGCGCAGCGGGTCAGGCAGCGGGAAGAACTGATCGAGCTTGAGCGGGTCTTTCTCGGTCTTGCATAAGCGCGACTTGAAGCCCTCAGCCAGCCAATAGACCTGGCGCGTCTCCTTGTCCCAAATCTCCCATACCTTGGCCGTCTTGAAGAGCGCCATGGTGTCGTCGTCGGCGATGCGCTGAATATCGGTATCGACATTTGCCGGGCCGCCAGAGAGCTCAATCGCGCTTCCGATTTCCTCGCCGAAACGGCGGATCAATTCATCGCGCGTCAGGTCGTGCTCAAAGGCCCACCAGGGGATTTCCTTGAAGGTGCGACCAGGCCCGCGTAGGTATTTGTCCCATTTCACATGCTCGATGGGCGCCGTCTCCCAGGCGAGTTCCTCGTTCTCTTCGCCCTGCTGCGCCTCATGCACAAGGTTCGTTTCCGCCTCTTCGCTGCCGATATGCTTGGCATCGCCCACCTCGACGAGATCGGGAACATAGCGCACGCGCGAGAAGCCCATGCCGACGATCAGCATGTCGAGCACATCGTCTTTGATCTCTGCCTCGAATCCGGTCGTCTCCGCGTTGAACAGCAGCGCGCGATTGAGCACTTCCGAGACGGCCTTACCGAGCGGATCACCCTGGGCAAAGCGCCGGCGCACATCGGGGGTGGGCATGGAGTTGTAGACCGACGGCGCGAGGATCTCAGTGTTGGCGTAGAGCGCGTTGTAGCTGTTCCTTTTCCGGCTCACGCTCGTTCCGTGGTACACGTCCCACAGCTTCTTGGCGTTCTCGCGCCAGTCCTTCATGCGTGTCTTGGCGAGCGAAATCTCGACCGCCCAGCGCCGGTATTCGCCCTCCGCGCCCTTGCCGAAATCGGCCGGCGTATCGACGGCAGTTACGGCCGTCGAATCGGCAATATCCGCCATTTACGCGAGCCCCACCATGTTCGTGGCCGTCGTGCCCGTTGACTTGACGGTTTGCACGGCGACCGGGAGCAGGGTGCCAGCGGGGACAGCCGTGAATGTCACGCTATTGCCCCCCTCGGTGACGACGGCTACATTGCCGGCGCCGCCCACCCAAAGCGCGCGGAAAGTGACCGCCGTCGTGTCGCTCGGCGTCACGGCCGCGGCGGTATCGTAGGTCGAAAACGGTCCTGTTTGCATGTCAGGCTTCCTCGGCTATGCGCTTGGCGCGCTGGCGGGCGATGAGTTGGTCAATCGAGAGATCGAGGGGGTATTTCGGAGGGGGCGGAGGGGGCGCTGCGGCTTTTTCGGCCTGATAGGCGACCGCGAGCATGCGGAATGCATCCGCAGGGTTCGAGCACCAGTCGTGCAGCGGCTTTTCGCGAAAGACCTTGTGGTCCGCGTCGTACTCGCGCTTGTATTGCGACAGCGCCTCGATGCCGGTGAAGCCGGCCGAATCGTCCGTGTCGCACGACTTGTCGAAGTAGACGCGCGGAAACATCGTGCGGACCGCCTGGATGCCGTCCTGTACGCTCAAATTCGGCACGATCTCGACGTGCCCCCAGCCGACGCCCGGAATCTTGTGTCCATCCTTCTCGACGCCCTCGATGAATTGCTCCATTACGCTCTTGCCCATGCTCGCGAGCGTCTTGGCCTTGGCGTCGTGCGGGAGATAGAGCTTGCCGAGCTTCGCGCCGCGCTCCTGCAGGAAGGCCCACAGCCATTCGAGATAGAAGCCCACGTCCTTGCCGTTACTCGAATGGAATCCGTTCACGTGGAGCGCTTTCCATGGAACTTGGAACGGCCAAATGCTCGTATCGTCCGTGCGCCCAATGTCGAAGGCGAAATGCACTGGCAGTGCAGCATCGACCTTGACCTCTTGGATGCGCTTCTCGGCCCGTACCTGGACAATCCATGCCGTGTAATAGGCGCCCAGCACGGCCGCGTCGAAGCTGCACATGTACTCCTGGTCGAAGATCGACTGCCCGAACTCCGGGCCGTATTCGGCGATCAGCGACAGGCGCTCCTGTTCGAGCGCTTCGGGCGAGAAGATGCCCGTCTCGGTGGCCGGCGACACATCGGCAAACGCGCCCGGCATGTTGCGTGCGGCCTTGAGCATGCGCTCTGCATGGTTATGCCCCCGAGGCGTCGTGATGAACGCCGACCATCCGCCGTTTTCCAGCAGGATCGGGCGCACATAGGCCCACGCCGCTGGATTGGCGAGCGCCCATTCGGAGAAAACCACGCCCGCCGGAGATGAGCCCACGAGCGTGTTGTATCGATCGCTCCCCCCCACCTGCCATGTCGAGCCGTTCAGAAATTCGATGAACATTTCCTGCTCGCGCGTGGTCTTTCGCAGCGCATGCGGGAATGCTTCGTCGATACGACGCATGCCCGTGTGCGGGTTCACAGCCGTCCAGATCGCCTTGCGCGCGTGCGCCGCTTCCGGCAGCAGATGCCAGTAGGCGCCGACGCGCTCGAACGCCGCGACGCTCGTCCAGCGCAGCGCAATATCGTCCTTGCCCCAGCGCCGATGCGCGATTTGATAGAGGTAGCGTCCGCCGTTCTCCAGATACGTCCATGCCTTGCGCTGATGCTTGCGAGGCTTCCAGCCGTGGGCCGGGAGGACTATCTCAGGCATCCTCATCCCCATGCCGCACGATCTTGACGACGAGCGGCCCACCCTCGGCACCCGTGAGTTCCTGCGTGAACTTGTCGCCATACTTCTTCGGATTCATGCGCGCGAGCACCCATTTGCGGGCGTCGATCTGAACGCGGGTCTTCTGCGGATCCGATTTGCTGTCGGCAATATCGATGATCTCGTCGAAGTAGTGCTCCGCGCGCGCCTCAATGGCTGCGGCATATTGCTTGGCCAGCTTTTCGTCCTTCGCGAGCCAGTCGCTCACAGTGCGCCGGTTCGGCATGTCCTTCGCCTTGCAAATCGCGCGCAAGCTCTTTCCCTCGGCCATTTGCTCGCAGATCCGGTCGAACAAGGCTTGAGAAAACGTAGAAGGCGCACCCATTGCTCAATACCCCGACTTGTATCCTGCAAGGCGCGCGCCGACCTTCTTGCCATCGGAGCTCGCCTTCTTGCCCTTCGGGAAGTCCTTGGACGCCGCCGCGTCGATTTTCTTCTTCTCGGCCGGGGTGGCGAAGCGCTCGTACGACTCGGCCGCCTTGACGTGCGCTTTGTCGTTCAGCGGAAATCGTCCGGTCGCATCGCCCTTGGGCTTGCCGCCGGCAAATTCCTTGGCGGGCATCGATTTGCGCTGCGCGGTGCTCAATTTCGCCATCTTGGGCTCCAAAAGCAAAAGCCCGCGAGGCTTAGGGCCAGGCGGGCTTCGGGATTTTCGGGCGAAAGCGACCCCTACTGCGGTCGCTTCACTCGTCAATCGACGGATTCGGTAATCTGGTCGCGATTATAGGCACAGCGTATGGGTTTCGCAAGGTCATCGATTTTGTCAAGCATGGCTGCGATCGCTTGATGCGCGTGGTAGAGCGCGAAATCCCACACGTGCTCGTATCCGTGCCCTTGCTTGAGCTTGAGCCGGCGGCAGATGAACGACGAGCGAGCCCGCCAGACGTAGTGCATACGCAGCACGTCGCGATCAAGCGGCATCAGGCGCTGCCATGCGGCGTTGACGAGGGCGGCGTCGCGAGCGTCGATGGGATCAGGCGCGGCTCGCAGTTCGCGCCAGCCTCCGCCACGCCACATTCCCTCCGCCGACGCGGCGCGGCCGGGCTCATAGCCGCTAGACCACTGCGCGCGCGCCCAATTTTCCAGCCTTGGCTCAAGCGTCGCCAGATCCATTCATACCTCAACGTGAGTCTGCTTTTCCTGCCAAGCCGAGAACGGCCGGCAGATGAAACGGTGGAACGCCGCCGCGGCGCGCGCACTCTGTGCGATCTCCCGACGGCTCTCGACCTCGCACGCGACGCGGATGAAGTGCGCCGCTTCGTCGACGCTGGGCATGCGCGGTGGAACCATGTACTGGCTTACGAACTCGCGGAAGCGCTCGTCGCGCGGGAGCATGCCGGCCAACTGAACGGGCGTGAGTTGCGCGGCCATCACGCCATCGTCCTAAGCGCGAAATGCGCGATGAGCGCCGCCTCGGCGCGGTTGTGATCCTTCGCCCGCTTGAAATCATCGTGTCCGCACCACATCGTTCGCGCGGCCGCCAGCGCCGCCGTCTTGTCGCTCCCAAGCCCGTAGAAGCGCTTCCACGCCTGTGGACGCACGAACCTAACGTCGAGGTCACACAGCAGCGCCACGGCCTCGATAACGCCCCGCGTATGCGCCAGCGCGCCCATCGTCTGCACCGACGAGCCGCCGAGCAGCTGCATGTCCTCGATGACGAACATCGCGCGTTCGTCGGCCGGCACCAGTTCTCGCAGGATGGCGCGCAGTGCTCGCGCGTCGATCTTGCGCTTGATCTTGGACTGCGGGCCGGCCGTCTCGATCGGGCATGTCGGCAGGTCGACGACCGCCCGCAGGTGGCCGTGATGGTCGAGCGATGTGATGGCACCAGTCAAACCCGGGTCGCACCCGATCAGAAAGCTCACGCTGCCTCCCGCTGATGCACCGCTGTTTTCGGCAGCCCGAAGAAGGCAATATCCTGCGGGTGTCGGAATGGCGCGAATTTGACCGGCGCGCGCCTGATCGGCAAGTCCTCTTCGCAACCCAACTCGTAGACGCACGCAAAAATTCCACGTCTTCCGCAGGCTCGCTTCTTGGGCAATTTGCGAACAACGCCGTCCTTGCGCAATCGCTCGACCGACAGTTTCACCGTAGAGCGTGCGAACTTCGTCTTTGCGACGAGTTGCTCAACCGACATCACGCCGGATTCCTCAAGGAGAGCGCAAACGCGATCGTCCGTGAGTTGCCGTTGTTTTGCCGAAAGCCGCGTCGGACCCGGCTCATTCGTGCTTGTCATGATTTCCTCCTTTTCGGGGGTGAAGAATCGCGCGCAGGCGCGTGGTGGCGGTCATTCGGCGCGCTCCGAGTAGTGCTGCAGTGCATGCGTTGGCCCGATGACGGGCGCCGTCGGCACGATTCCCGAAAGGCCTTGCTGCCTGCCGCTGTCGGCCGTGGCTTTGATGAGTTCGCGCTCGAGCCTGGCGAGCCATTGCTTCACGATCGGCTTGCCTGGGCGATGAGGCGAGCAGTCAGCATCACCGAGCAGAAGGTCGCGACGATCGGCTTGGATAAGCCGTTGCTGAAGCGATCGATATACATCGGGGTAGTCGCGAAACGAGCTGGCGCATCGCCGAATGTCGAGCGTGGCCTGCACAATCGCCGAAAGCTCGTCGCTGCGAAGGCGAGCGGTGATTGCGTCATTCGCGCCGTTCGGTCGGCCGTGGTGGCAAAAGCAGTACCAGGGCGAGGCGACCAGCGTGCCCAGCAGCGGGCATCCGTGAGCGGCGCACATGCCCCATTCGCCGGCGTCGCTCATGCTGTCGCTCCCTGCGCCTCGGCGCGTTTGGCCTGGATGCGGGCAATGAACGCATCGCGAGACTCGCCCGCACGGGCCCCGCTGATTCCGAGATCGCGAGCAACCGCGTCGCGCTGAGCGTCAGTCATGGCTTGCAGCGAGAGTTGCGGTTCGCGCTTGGGTGGCGGCGGCCGGCGAAGCTGCTCGAGCTTCGTGCGCACGAATGCTGCGTTGATCGGTCCGGGGTCGCTTGCGTTCTCGCGTGCCTCGACGGCCAGTTCGTAGGCCTTGCGCAGCTCGTCGGGCGTCGGCTCCAAGGCGGCCAGCTCGATCACCTGCTCTTGGCTGGGCGTGATGTTTCGCGGAAACTTGCCGCGCGCTTTTTCCCATTCGCGCAGCGATTTCGAAACCTCGACGGCGGCAGCGTGCGATTTTTCGTCTCGCGCGGGAGGCGTACCACCGTCGTCGTTAGAACCTATGGTTTTATCTTTCCGTTCCGTTCTGTTCTGTTCTGTTCCCTTAAGAGCGTTTTCCGGCGGAATTTGGCTACCGTTCCGGACACCGCTCATATCTTTTCCGGCGGAAGCCTTCTTATTTCCGGCGGAAGATGCTGCAAATTCCTCCGGAAAAAGATCGCGTTCCACCGGACGACCCATGGAAATCCAGTTATCCACATCCGGAATTTCCAACGGAGATTGGCCTTTTTCCGCCCTCACTTTGTTGCGTTTGCGGATACGCTCGCCCAGTTTTTCGTGCGCCTTGACGTGCTTTTGCTGCCACGCTTCATTAGCCTTTTCGGCGACGACGGCGTGATATAGGCGCCCGTCTGAGCACTTGACCCAGCCGCGCATTGCACCTTCCTTGTGCTGCAGCCACTGATCGATGGCACGACCGAATCCGGCGTACTGAGCGAGGTTGACGTCGTCATCAGGAAGCGACGCGGCGGGCACTTGATGCCATGAAGCGCACCACAGCAGCACAGCGCAACGGAACTCCTCTCCACTCGTGCGCGCGGCCAGATCGCTATCGCGAAGGCGCAGCACGTCGAGCGGCATGTACGGAAAGTCGCGGAGGTCGCAGTCGGCCGGCGTGAGGGGTTGCGGAAGGTCGGTCATACCGTCACCTCGATCGCTTCGAGCGCGGCGCCGATGAACTCGGCCGCTTGCTCGAGATTGATCGCGTTGCCGTAGGCGCGCAGTCGTCCCACTCGGGAGGGAGCGCCATTAACCAGCGGGAATGTGCCGGGTTC